CCTCTACATCATAACGCTTATCATCTTCCAGATCTCTATATGTCAAGCTAATAATATTGTTGACTGATTTTGCTCTAATTTTGATAAACAAATATTCTAAATCAAACGTCGTCAAATCTTCAATATCAACGCCTTCTGTAAGAATACAGTTATTGATTACTTGTCGAATCGATAAGATGATATCTTGAGGCTCGCCAGATGCTTGAGCTGTAAGAAGAATCTTTTCTTCTTTTACTAGAAACGGTCTGTAGCGAATTGTTTGTTTTGTGGATGGTAACGTCAATTCAAATATTGGGTGACTAATTTTTGGTAATGCCATAATAACTCCTTAAAAGAAACCTCCTAAGCTTCCAACAGCAACTTTACTATTGTTGACTACGTTAAGGATATCTGCAACGTTGTTGGGCTTTTTAATTTTAGCAAGAGTCTGTATAGCAGATCCTGCCTTCAATAATCTCTGAACAGGAGAGATATCTTCTCCTATTAATTCATCGAGATTTATACTAATATCTGTACGCTTCCACTTATAATAGGAAAACGTCACTGGAATCCCTACATATCCGTCGTTTTGATTCCAACTTAATCCAATGTCACCCATAGCGATAGGGAATGCATCAAACAGCTGTACTTCCATGATCTTACGATCAACCTCATCAATGGCTGTGATTGTAATGTCCACAGCATACTGGCGTTTATATTCCACCTCAAAAGGACGAACGCCATTATACCCTGGTCTGCCTAACGGAAACTCATCATATTTTACAATCCCATTCATCCATTTATAGAAGAATTTGTGGACTGTACCAGATGCATCTCCTAAGAATGTCATCTGCTGGTCAACAAATATGGGTGCATATGGCTTCTTCTCCGTTGGGCCATATCCATAACGTCTAACATCCGATGTAGCTAATGATACACCAGGAATTGAAGCAGATTCAGTTAGAAAAGGTAAAAGGATAGGACCTATGTCTCCCTGAAGGATAGGGGGATTGGGAATCGTCACATAAAAATGATTTGGTCTTTGTATACCGTTTAGATTATTGATAGTTGATCTAAATCCACTAATACCTTTTCGAGCTCCAACTGGTAAGATATTACCACCAAATATTGAATCAATGCCGTTAGTAATTTCGCTTGGCAGGAATTCGCGAAGAGCATTCGCAGTTCCTGCTATATTTCTACCAGTTGTGAAAAAGTCAGTGACTTTTGACATATTATGTGCCTGTTATTATTTTTCTACTATCTCTATACACCGCCGCTGCAGTAGCGCCATGGAATCTGTGTAGTGGAAGGAATAAAGCCAAATCCCATTCATTTGGTGCAATGTATATGAATTTACTTTGTACTTGGCTATTTAGGTAGTATTTTAGACATGGCTTGTAATACCTAAATTTAGCTGTGTTAGCCAGCATGCTATATGTAAGTCGCAATCTTGTAGTTTCGTCGTTTTTGTAATTATTAATTAGCTGGTATAAGTTATCCATTAGGATAGCTCTGAATGGAACAGGAAGGTAGTGCATGTTCAACCCATAAAATCCAGCACCATCTCGTCTAATTGGAAACACAAGAGGAAAACGATCGTGGTACGGCAGTTTGTCTTTCATCTTAGGGTCATACTGAAATAAGAACAGTTGACCAGTTTTTACTTGCATGACTGACTTATCCATACCTTGTTTGATTACACGATTAGGGTCTACGTTGCGAAATGTTGCCGCTTTGTCTCGAAGCCATTGAGTAGCATCAATAGCTTTGTTTGTCAATGCCCCTGCTTTTTGGGCTTGCTTTAGAATGTTGTTAAAAACAGCGATTGCCATTATTTTATTCCTAGTTCGGATTCCGTCATTATTAGAAACTTCCACTTACGATCAGCGCAAAATGCTTTAGCAGCTTTCCATTTCGCTTCGTTGATTCCATATGTCATAACTTCCCGAATGTATCTTTTCGTGGGTTTATTGGTCTTCGTTTTAACAACGGTGGGTGGAATTACTTGATTTTTTGGTTTAACTTCAATAACCACTGTCTCCAATTCTCCACTAGCATTCTTCTTTTTAACATGGAAGTCTGGAAAGTAACGGTGTATTTTGCCATCTACAGGAGATCTATAAGGTATACAAAACTCTTCACTTGACCATTCAATGATGTCTGGGTGGACGTCTAAATAGGTCATAAGCTTAAACTCCCACGAACTTCTGTAAATTATGTTTGTAGGATCTCCACGATATCGGCTGGGGTTTTTGGGCTTAAAGAAACCTTTATAACTCATAGAAAATATTTATGCCTGATTTAACTAACCCCTCAACGATTGCTCAACAAACGCAGCAAGCGCTTGGGAACGTTCAGAATTCAATTAGTGGCGCAGGATCAACAGTACTTAATGATGCATCTGGTGCCATTCAGGGAGTTGTTGGAGGGATTGCTGGCAAACTAAGTGCTGCTGGCAGTTCAATCACCGGTGCAGCGTCAGCTGCCTTCAATCAGCTAGGTAGTGCTGTTTCTACAGTAACTAAATTTAAAGATACCCTAGGCGTTGCTGAAAAGATTCGCGAAATAAGACCTGAGGGTACACGTGGTAAAGTTACGCAAGGTGCGCGCCAGTATCAATTCCCTTTAGATTTAGGTCACTATTATATTAAGTTTTCATTTAAGAGTGCATATCAACCGAATCCCGTCTTTAAACGACAAGAAATAAACGAAGCTGTAATATTTCTTCCTCTACCTTCCGAGCTAAGTGAGCGTTATAGCGTCCAGTATGCTGAAAAGCAACTTGGTATGGCTGGGTTATTAGAAGAAAGCGGGTTATTAAAATCAGCTCAAGAAATGCTTGGCGGCACAATGACTAAAGAAAAAGCTGCAGCGGCTGGTCAGAAGCTTGGTAATCTAGCAGGCGGTCCAGGCAACTTAGCATATTTGGCTAGAAGCGGAATTAAATCAATTTCCGATAATGCTGGAGCAGCGATCGATCGTGCGACTGGGTCAGTATTAAATCCTTATCAAGCACTACAATTTCAAGGCATTGATTTGCGTAGCCATTCATTCAGATTCAGATGTTCGCCGAATTCAGAAGCAGAAGCTGCAGCTCTTAAAACAATTATTAGAGAACTTAAAATTAGAATGCTACCAGAAAAAACTGGATTGTTATTCAACTTCCCTGATATATGTACTATTGAATTTCAAACAAGAGATATGCCATACTCGTTCAAAAATTGTTACTTAAAGAGTATGAGTGTTAACTATGCTCCTCAAGGTACACCGTCGTTCTTTAAGGGTGGTAAATATACAACTGAAGCAGAGATAAGTTTAGAGTTCGGTGAGGTAGAACCAGTTACCCGTAATGATGTACAAGCAGGAGATCTAACTCAACCGCTTGGACAAAACTCATCTAATAAACCAATACCAGTCACTACTGAAGGAAAGGTAGTTGCACCATCGCCGACTCCGCCACCAGCCAGAACGGCAGTTGATGGTGAGGGTACATTTACGACTGGGGTTGCCCCATAGGGTTGAAATATGTTTAATTTATTCACAAAATTTCCTGTAATATATTACGATGGCAACGTTGCTGTCAATCTACTAGCTAAAGTAAAATTTAGCAATGCCGCTAAAAAAGCTGGAGCTATTTTTTATCCTTATACTATAATTGAAGGCGAGCGCGCTGATATTATTGCAGCAAACTATTATGATGATCCTCGTTACAGTTGGGTAATCTACATGGCAAATGATATCATCGATCCTGTACATGAGTGGCCTCTAATGGAAGATGAATTTAATAACTTCATTATTAAAAAGTATGGATCGCTGGTAGCAGCTAAAGAAAATATTAATTATTGGCGCACAAACTGGTATGAGGATGAAACAATGCTAACCCCTGCCGGGTATGCAGCCTTACCAAGTTACGCAAAGAAATACTTTGCACCTCGTATCGGAGCTTCTGGCAGTATAGCTGCTTATGAAAGAGCTCAAGATAGTCTTGCAATTGATACAAATAAAATTCAACAAATAACTGTTTCTTCCACCACCAATTTCGCAATTGGTGAGATAGTAACGCAAAAGACATCTGGGAACGTGACAGCAACAGCAACAGTAAAGTACAAAGACAGCACCACACTAACAATACACCATGTAATTGGAGCAATCGTCAATACTGCTGGATCTGTTGGTAGTTTGATAGGGAGTACTACAGGAGCGAGTGCTACGGTATCAAATGTGACGACAATTGCTACTCCAATATCTGCAAACGAAGCTTCATATTGGACCTATGTTTCGTTTTATGATTATGAGAATGAGATAAACGAATCAAAACGCCACATTAAATTAATCGACAAATCATATATCGATCAAATTGAGAAAGAATTAGACGAGCTTCTATGAAACAATATGAACCAGGCGACATTCGAATAATTAGTATTAAACTTACTAATACAAATAAAAGTGCTAGTGTAGATATTCGTGCTCAAGTTATGTCCCTTTCTATATTTGAGGATATAGAAGAACCTACGATATATGCTGAATTGATGATGGTTGATAGCATTAACCTTGTTAAAGATTTTCCTATCATCGGTGAAGAAGATATAGAAATAGTATATGTGACTCCTGGACGCGACAAGCCTACGAAGTATAATTTCCGCACATACAGTATTGATGGTACAGTGAATAATGCGACTGGTAAGGGATCAGCTTATATGTTGAAATGTGTTTCTCAGGAACACTTTATCAATAGCATTACCCTTGTGGATAAAGGGTATAATAATACCGTGGCTGAGATGGTAGCGGACATTCTAGTTAATGAAATAAAAACTAAGAAGCCAGTAACGATTGAGACGACAAGAGGATTGATACCAGTTACCCTTCCTAAAATGAATCCCCTAGCTGCAGTTGACTTTTTGAGACAAAAGGCTGTATCAAAGCGAGCTTCGGGTGGTGTTTTTGTATTTTTCGAAAACCAATATGGGGTAAGTTTTGTTACGTTAGAAAAATTGATAGAGGATGGTTCTAAATCAATTGACTCTCGCGTATTCACTTATAACCCCGACACAATATCAGACAAACAGCGTAAAACATATGCTTTCCGCAACTTACAGCGCTTTGAACATCTTTCTAAATTCGATACGATTGATAAGTTGGCTGGAGGAATGTATAAGAATACAGTAAGGTCATTTGACTTACTATCAAAGGAGTTTGGAGAGGTTAGCTTTGAGATGACAAAACAAGCTCACAAATTCGAAACAGGAGATAAGGCCACAAAGGTTCCTAATACCCAAAAGATTATGAACGAGGTTAATGCTGGGGCACCTTTTTATATGTTTACGCCTAAAGATTCAAGTAAAGGCAACGACTTTGTGTCGGATTTAATTGGATACCGCCATGCTTTTGTAAAATTGTTTAATCAGAACGTTACGCGTTGCATGGCATATGGGGATAGTTATCTTACGGTAGGAGACATGATTCAGTTAGATTTGCCTGATACGTCTGGTACAACAGAAAAGAAAACAAACGATGCACGCTACTCAGGCAAATATATGATAACGAAGTTGCGCCATTTAATTACCCAAGAAGATAAAAAGTTCAAGCATAATGTAACGTTTGATTGCAACAAGATAGGATTTAATGCATGACGACGAGAAATATAGGCGAAGAAGGATTTAGATGGTTTGTGGGTGTAGTTGAGGACCGGGACGATCCATTGAAGTTAGGTCGTGTCAAGGTTCGTATATACAACGTACATTCAATGAAGCAAAGTCGCGTAGGTACAGACAACTTACCTTGGGCTGTTGTGATGAGTCCAGTCACTGGAGCAAACTTTAATAAAGTTGGTCAAGCCCCATTAGGAATTCAGGTAGGGACTACCGTTATTGGGTTTTTCATGGATGGTGATGATGGCAACAATCCAATCATCATGGGAGCAACTGCTGGCATACCAGGGCAGATAGTTGACAATCATGATGTGCCACCAGAAGCTCGTGAATTAAACACAATTAATAAAGAACAGCTCGGACCCGAACCACCTTCAGCTTACAATGCTAAATATCCTTATAATAAGGTAATGAGGACGGAGAGTGGCCACGTCGTTGAAATAGATGACACACCTAACTTCGAACGTATACACGTTTATCATAAATCAGGATCTTATCTTGAGATAAACGAGGCTGGCAGAATAGTAACTAAGGCAGCTGACGGTCAAGTCGAGGTTGTTGTTAAAAATAAAGATGTGTTTGTTGGTGGTAATGTCAATATGACGGTTCAGGGTAGTGCTAAAATTACAGTTAATGGAAGCACAACGTTAACCACTCCACACGCAACAGTAGAAGGCCAAGTTACGGTGACAGGAGATACGACAGTGAAGGGCACACTACATGTAGCTAACATAACTGCTACTGGCGGTACAGCTACATTCAATGGATCGATTAACATACAGGGCGAGGTAGATGCTGATGCAATAACTTCACCAGTTTACAACGGATAATACATGGCAGCTATAAAACGATCTCAAGCCGTAACGCAGACAGCTCGCATAGAGACGGTATATTCAGATTTCACAACTTCGTTTGACATCCATCCAAGCAAATTAGATGTAATGGTTGATACTAATGAAGAGGCAGTAAAGCGTTCTATACGAAATTTATTGCTGACAGATAGAGGGGAAAGATTATTTAATCCAACGTTGGGAAGTGATATTAGATCCCTTCTCTTCGAAAACTTCAGTCCACAAACTGAAAGCACCTTACGGGATTATATTGAAACGACGATTAACAACTACGAACCAAGAGCTAATCTTGTGGATGTTGTTATTACTCCATTCATAGAAGCTAATGCATATTCAGTTACTATTGTTTTTAGTGTGATAAATAAATCAGAACCCATTGTACTTGACATTCTACTTAACAGGATACGCTAATGGCAAACACCAGCGTTAGCTTAGTTGATCTCGATTTTGAGACAATAAAAAGCAATCTAAAAACATATCTTAAACGATCAGACTCTCCATTTAAAGATGTAGATTTTGAGGGATCAAACATCTCTCAATTATTAGATGTGTTATCTTACAACACTTACCTAAATTCATTTTATTTGAATATGGTAGCAAGCGAGATGTTCCTCGATACAGCTCAACTGCGAGATAGTGTTGTGTCTCACGCTAAAGAATTAAACTACACGCCTAGATCTTATCAATCAGCTCAGGCTCAAGTTTCTTTTGTCGTAACACCATCGATTGCAATGGGGGCGCTTGTTGTGCCTAAAGGGACGACGTTTACTGCCAAAGTAGGAAGTAATAATTATTCTTTTGCTACTAGTGAATCCACTACCCTAACTTTAAATGGTAATGGACAGTTTGCTGCCAATTTAGCAATATATGAAGGCACATACGTTACCGACTCTTTCGTTTACAACGCTTCTAACACATCGCAGCGTTTTGTGTTATCTAATCCTACTGTAGATACACGTAGCCTTACTGTGACAGTTATTGAGGATAATGGAGCATCTGCTTTAGTATACACAAAATCAAGTTCTTTGCTTGGTCTTAATAGCAATACTCAATGTTATTTCTTGCAACCTGCCGAAAATTCACAATATGAAATAGTGTTTGGAGATGGTGTTGTTGGTAGAGTTCCAAAGAATGGATCTGTTGTGTCTATTGAATATAGAACATGCAATGGCGAACTACCTAATAGCGCGCGATACTTTGATATTGATGGTTCTATATCTGGCCAATCTAATATAAGCTCAATAAGCACAGTGTCAATAGCTACTGGTGGCGCAGTTAACGAGCCTATCGAATCGATTAAATTGAATGCTCCACGCCATTATCAGAATCAAGAACGAGCAATCACTTCTTCAGATTTTGAAACGCTATTAAGTACAAACTTCCCCGAAATTCAAGCTGTATCTGCCTATGGTGGTGAGGATATTGCTCCTCCTCAATATGGTAAAGTTTTTATTGCTGTAGATAATAAAGACTTAGATGGAGCTCCAGATAGTGCTAAGCAGCGTTACTATAATTTTATTAAGCCTAGATCGCCTCTTTCAATTGATCCTGTGTTTATCGATCCTGAGTTCATCAAAATTGAGGCTCAATGTCTAGTACGTTATAACGTAAACGTATCAACATTACAAGCATCTGATATTGCTACTCTAGTTAAATCCACAATTAGTAACTATAACGCCACTAAACTGAATGGGTTTAAGAAAACTTTAAGATATTCTAGATTGTTGGAAGCTATTAATGATACTCATTCAAGCATATTGAGTGCTGACTTATATACAATCCCATACAAAAAACTACCAGTCGTGCCAGGCGTACCATTTAACGATATCATCGATTTTGGGTTTGCTCTATCTACTGTGTATACAATCTCATATGATGATTATGTAAGATCAGACGTTAAAGCTGTGTATAGTATGTCATTTAATTATGGCGGCAGGTTGTGTACAATACAAGACGACCGAAATGGTAACGTTGGCATTTACACGGCTGAGGGCACCGACGCCAATACATTATTAGTGAATATAGGTACTGTTGACTATACCACAGGTAGAGTTGTAATCACCGACTTGACGATAGACGCATTGGATGGCGATCATGTTCATTTATATGTCAACCCTTTAGAGAGAGATATTACATCTGGAAAGAATTATATTTTGCAAATTGACGAAGATGATATTGAAGTGGACGTGGTGGCGATAAAAGAATGAGAGATATAGAAAACCACATCTCCCCATTTATCGAGTCTCAGTTTCCATCTTTCTATAAAGATGAGGGAACTGACTTTATTGCTTTCATGAAAGCCTATTACGAATGGATGGAAAGTAATGGCCAAGCTATTCAGCTAAGTCGTAATATGTTTGAGTATCGTGACATTGATAAAACGATTGATGCGTTTGTTGTACATTTCAAAGAAAAATATTTAAAAGATTTGCCATACGAGGTCTCTACAAACAAAAGACTTCTAATCAAACATATTCAAGACTTATACCGCACAAAAGGTACGCAGCGCGGTATAGAGTTATTATTCCGTTTGCTCTACAACGTTGAAGCTAAAGTTTATTATCCAGGGGATGATTTGCTAAAGGCTTCAGACGGGCAGTGGTTTATTCCAGAATATATTGAAGTAAGTCCTGGAAGTAGGAATGACAGTTTCGTCGGTAAGACGGTACTTGGCACTACGTCTGGTGCGTCAGCGTTTATAGAACGTATTGTACGCAAGCGCGTACAGGGCAAATTTATCGATGTGTTTTACATAAGCGCTCGACAGGGAACCTTCACCTACAATGAGCGTATTGTAGATGCATCTAATCCGATAGTAGAAGGTGCACCTAAAGTTATTGGATCATTATCTGAATTAATTGTGTTGAATGGTGGCCGAGATTTTAATATTGGAGATGTGCTCACTCTTAAAACTGGAAGCGGTCAACAAGGTAAAGCACGCGTAACCGAAATCTCAACGGAAACAGGCCGTGTAAACTTTAAAATTGAAAGTGGTGGATTCGGATACAGCACAAATGCTCAAGTTATTATATCCAATACAAACCTAACACTTACTAATCTCACAAATGCTAACAGCTCAATAACAGAATTCGAGCGCTTTGAGACAGTACGTCAACCTCTTGCCACTATTGAATATTCTACCACTACAAACTCAGCCGCTTTTGCCGTTGGAACTGTAGTGGAAAACTATTACGGCAATGGCGTTGTATCAGCGAATGCTGTGGTTGTTCTTAATACTCCAACTAATAACACATCCGGTACAATGGTAGTAGTCCCAGTGTCTGGAAATGTGGCGACTGATGCAACCATCAGTCTTAGTGGTAATAGTGTAACAGCTGTAATTGATACGTTTACTGATTCGAGTGCTACAGGCAACGTGATGTATACCTCAAATACATCAATTAGTGTATTTAATACAACTAACCAATTTGTTACATATCCAGGTAACTATATCGTTGGATTGACAAGCAACACTTATGCTAACGTATCAGTACGTAGTACTGGTACTAGTGCAAAATTTAGTGTGGGTGGATTGACGAACGAGCAGACGGTTCTAATATTCTCCGACTTATTGCGAGCCAATAACACTGGTAATGTGGCATTTATGAGTGTGTTACTAGATGGTAGCAATTCAAACGTAGCTGCCAATGGATATGGCTTTCCGAAATACCCTGCAGGCGACATTAATACGACTCTCCAAAATATACTTAGATTCAGCAATAAGACTATTGGAGAAATATCAGTATTAACAGGTATTAACCCTGGTGATGGCTATAATGCTGATCCGCGCGTAGTTATATTAGAGCCAGAGGTAGCAGCGTTAGACAAACATGACCTAACTATTAAACTAACAAATCTTACTGGTCTTTTTGTGCCTGGTGAGATTGTAGAGGCATCTTCTAATTCAGTTGGACAGCAAGTTGAGGTAACAGGATTTACTGGAACAGCTGCAAACGGAGCATCAATGGTTGTTCCAGAAATTGGAGAATATGTTTGGCAGAGTAACGGAACAGCCAACACCGCAACTGGATTTGTTTATCAATCATCTGTGGTTGCAGGATCAGGCTCAATTAAGATTAGCGACACTACTGGTACGTTTGTCAATACATATAGCCTACAAACACTAACAACGAACGCGTCTGCTACAATTGCAACCGTGACGCCAGTGACGTTAGTGACAACAGCTACAGGATCCGTAAAAACTAGCAATTCTTCCGCAATTGCAGTGAAACGTTTAAACTTGACTACAGAATTCTATTCAAATCAGAATATTGTCGGTAAGTTGTCAGGCTCATCTGCTACAATTTTAGACGCAGCTGCTGATTATTCAACTCTTCCTGTGGGTGAGAATGCTGTCGTTAGTGCTAACGTGCAGGTAGCTAATACAGTAGTATCTGCATTAGAAGTTGTTGATTCTGGATTTGGTTACGTTCAAGATGAAACAGTGTCGATGTCTCTTGATGGTGGAGTATATGATGTTACAGCTAGGGTTGTGTTGAACGATCAAGGACAAAGTGAAGGATATTATGAAACAGAACGTGGCTTCGTAGATGGATCTTCCAAAATACACGACGGGGAATATTATCAAGAGTATAGCTATGAAGTGCGTGCACGTATTCCTTTAGAAAAATACTCTAGAGTATTGAAAGATGTTGTTCATACAGCTGGTACAACGTTTTTTGGAAAAGTTATATTCGACTCATATGCTGATTATGAAGATAGTAACTTAATTCCTGTTATTCCTCGACAATATAACGTTAACGTTGTTAGTGGTAATGGAACTTACGTTGTTGGGGAGAAGTTAATTCAAAGCACTGCAAACGGGGTTTATAAAGGTCACACTGGCGTGATAGTAATTGCAAACAGTGCTCCATACATAGAATCAAATACGCAAATATCTACACCAAGTTTTAGCGGTAATACTAGTAGCGCTACAGTAGTAGCAGTTACATCGAACGCAACCCATAGTACTTTATATACAAGTATGATAGAAGGAACCATCGATACAGGAGTTGATATTGAGGCAGTTATAGGAAGAGAGCTCACGATTAATAACATCCAGCAAGGTAATACTGTTACTGGTTCCTTTGCCGTGGGAGAAATTGTGTATCAATCTAACACAATGGGTGGCACACATTCCGCAAACGGTACTGTCGTTGCTGCTAATAATACACTTGTAGAAATATGGACAGTATCTGGAACATGGACAGCTAATAGTATTGTGTATGGAGCAACATCAAATGCATACGCTAACACAGCTGCAGTTAACAATGCATCCAATACTTACACGGTTATAACCTCTATAAATACCCTACACATAGCAAACGTTTCTGGACAGTTTGTTCAGTCATCTGTTATAACTGGAGCTAATTCAGGCGCAACATCGAATGCTTCTTATATCAGCATTACATTAGATACCTAATATGGCAAAGCAACTAATAACTGATTATTTTAGATTAAATAACGCAAAACAGCTCCGTGAATCTATCACGGAAGCAGCAAACACTGTATACTATATTTTTGCAGGGCGTCACACGCCATATGCTAATGGAGATAGTTCAATTGCTGATCCGATTAATAGCGTGGAAGAAATTTCCGTCGACTCTTATCGTAATATGGTTTTTGGAAAAAGAGTTACATCTGACGATGTGAAGATAATGGTGCCGCGTCATGACTGGACATCAAATACTGTATACACTCCTTACCGTAGTAATACAGATCTTTCTAATGCAGCTTTTTATGCTGTAACGAATGCAGCATCTTCATACCATGTGTTTAAAGTATTAGACAACAACAGCAATACAGCTTCAACAGACCAACCGCAAATATCTGATACTAGTGCTGATGATGAGTACTACAGTACTAGTGATGGGTATGTGTGGAAATATATGTATAGCATTACTAAGGGAGAATTTGATAAATTTGCTACTGCAGATTTTATTCCTGTCATACCTAATGCCAATGTGACTGCTAATGCCGTAAGTGGAGCGATTGATGTTATAACAATCAGCAATAAAGGATCTAATTATGATGCCTATATTGCAAACACCTTCAATTCTACTAATCTCCGTATCGGGGGAGATACTAAGAAGTATGGCTTAGCTGCTACGGCTAGTGCAAATAATGACTTTTATAATGATAGTTACATCTACATCAAATCAGGTACTGGCATTGGTCAAATCCGTAAAATTTTAGATTATAATGTAGTAGGTACTGATAAAATTGTTACAATTGATACTGCTTTTGAAACCGCTCCAGATACAACATCGGCGTATGAAGTTACTCCAGCAGTATCTATTGTAGGCGATGGTGGAGGGGCTCGTGCACGTGCACTTGTAAATTCAGCTGCTGGCAATTCAATATATCGTGTGGAAATCATTAACAGAGGATACAACTATTCCTTTGCTACAGCTACCGTACAGGGAAATACAGGTGGCGTTTCTAATGCTGCATCACTCAGCGTTGTTGTGGGTCCAAAAGGTGGCCACGGAGCTGATCCAGAGTATGAGTTAGGCGGAAGATATGTTGGATGCTCTGTATCTTTCGCAAACAATGAAGCAAACACAATTCCGACAACAAACGATTATCGTACAATTGGATTATTGAAGGATCCATTATTCGCAAACGTGGAATTTTCACTCTCCTCTGTTATTGGCATCTTTGCAAGCGATGAAGTTGTGACCCAAGCTAATAGTAATGCATATGGGGTCGTGTCATCCTTTAGTGGCAGCACATTGAGGTTGTCTAATGTTAGTGGTCAGTTTATACCAGGAAAAATTGTTACTGGTGCAACATCAAATGCTACTGCCAACGTTGTTAGCTTCGAAATCAACGACATGACAAAGGACTTTAGTACGTTCGATCAACGTACGCGTTATGTAGGAAGCGTTGTGTCTGGCACATTCACACCAGACGAAAAAGTTTACCAATCTTCTATTGAGTTATCGAATGGTGTATTCCATTCTATTGATTCTAATTATATCTATTTGACAGACGTGAGAGGAACAATCAATAGCAGTAATGCTCTTATCGGAGTAACTAGTTCCGCAACTGCGAATCTAGTTTCAGTGCTTCCGCCAGACCTTGTAATCGGCTCTGGAGAAGTGTTATATATAGAAAATACAGACCCAATATCACGATCTAATAACCAAACAGAAGTTATTAAGATTATTATGAAGTTCTAAGAGGACCTATGCCACTCGAGACCAATTTATCCCGTAGTCCATATTTTAATGACTATACAGAATCAAAAGACTACTACGGTATCTTATTTAAACCAAGCGTCGCTCTACAAGCACGTGAGTTAAACCAATTACAGTCAATTCTCCAAAAGCAGATTGAGCGTTTTGGTGACCATGTATTTAAGAGTGGTACTATCATTAGTGGTGTCAATTTTAGGTATCTTCCTAATTACCAATACATTAAGGTATTAGACTTACAGGTAGACGGACAGCCTACATCTCCTGTGTCCTATGAAGGGCTTTTTGTAAAGAATAGCTCAAACTTAGTTGCTCGTATTGTAAAAACATCATCTGGTTTCGAGCAAAAAGATCCTGACTTAAATACTCTTTATTTGCAATATGTTAACAGCTCCGACACTGGTAATACGTCTGTATACTCTAACGGTGAAGTGTTGACGGTGTATAGTAAGGATTATCCAGTCTATAGCGTGGATGTTAATAACGGAGGAGTCAACTTCTCCAACTCTGATAGTTTAATTGTAGTTAGTGCTTTGAGCGTTAATATAGCATCTGGCTCTTTCTCTAATGGTGAAACTATCACGCAGGCTACTACTGGCGCACAAGCGACAGTTATTGGTGTTAATAATAGCATTATAGCTAACACCCTTGTACTACAAATCAAACCTCTGAATGCTGACTTAGCAAACACATCAGCAAACACAAGCGAATGGACATTCACGCCTGGGTATAATATTACCGGTGGTTCATCTGGAGCTGTGGCTAACGTTACTAGTTTAGTTGGTAGTGGTGCGACTGGTGTAATTACAACTGACTCTTTAGGCGTTGTAGTTAATATTAACGTTCAAGCTGGCGGCAACACTTACATCATCCCTCCACACGTTACAATTAAACCAACAAACAACACAGCATCTATTAGTACTTTGAGTTTATCAAGCAAGAACTACAAAGCTCAAGTAACTATTGCTAATAACGACTTTACTGCTCCTGTTGGTAACGGATATGCTTTTTCTACAACAGAAGGTATCATATATCAAAAGGGATATTTTTTACGCGTCGACCCACAAGTCATCATAGTAGACAAATACTCTGGTCAACCTAATAATGTAGTGGTTGGATTTAAAACATCTGAAACAACAGCCAACGTTAATACAGACAGCACCCTTTATGATAATGCATTAGGTACAACAAACTTTGCTGCTCCTGGTGCAGATCGTTTGAAATTAGTTCCTGAGCTAGTGACTATTAGTTCTACTAATGCTGCAGCAAACGTAGAATTCTTTACCTTAGTAGAATTCAAGAATGGTGAGCCATACAAAGAAAACAGAAATACCGTATACAATATCCTAGGTAAAGAATTTGCTCGTCGTACTAGTGAAACTAGTGGCGACTTTGTTGTGGATGAATTTTTGGTAATCACTAAAGATAAGGATTTCGATGGTAACACATCGTTGTCTAATACAACCCACAATGCAGTTGTAGTAGATCCTGGATTAGCATATATTTCTGGTGAGCGTATTCAAACGCTGAAGAACACATACCTCGATGTTAGAAAATCGACTGACACTTTAACTAAAAATAGACAAGTGATCACTGCTAACTATGGTAATCATATCCGCATTAAAGAGTTAGCTGGTAACTTTAAATTCAAGTCTGGTGATACAATTTCATTGTATGATACAGCTCAAGCGTTCTTAACAAACGTTAGCGCTCCAACAACTACTTCAATCACTCCTACTGGCAGTGCGATTGGTACAGCTCGTATTAGATCTTTAGTGTATGAGTCTGGAGAACCTGGCACACCAGAAGCAATCTATCGCGCTTATCTATTCGATATCAAGATGTCTGCTGGTAAAGTATTCCGCAACGTTCGTTCTGTATATTACAATGGCACAAACGACGGCGTAGCTGATGCTGTACTTGAGTACAACCCAACAACATCAGCATACGAAGCTACCTTAAAAGATACTGATAATAGTAATTTGCTTTTCCCGACAGGGCTAAACGCTGTTAAAGTAGCCAATGCAGTAAGCTTCACATACCGAACAACAGACGAAGCTGTTGATTTGTATGCTAATGGTATGTTAACCCTATCATTGATTGCAAGCGGTGAACAATTTCCGTATACTGCTAGTAGTAATTTAACATTAACGCAGAAGAATGATATTATTGTCGTTCCGTTAGCTAATGCTGAAGCTTCCGCTAACCTAACTGGTACAGTGGCAGTTACTACTTCTTCTAATTTAGTAATTGGATCTGGAACATCATTCTCTAGCAATCTACGAGTTGGTGATTATGTAAAGTTAGCAGCCAATGCAACAACTGACTGTATTCGTCGTGTTACTGGTATTACTAACGCAACACACATTTCAATTAATAGTAACAGTGCGTTTGCTAATACATCAGCCACTATTAAAAAGTTCTTTCCTGCTTTCTACCCTATCCCTCTTGCATCTCGCGACAATCGCGATGTAGTTGTTGGTGCTAACAATAATACACTAAGAGTATATCTCAATGAAACGTTGAGTGGCGCTGTAAGTGCAGCTGTTACATATAACGTTAAGCGTAGCACAGCTGTTCAATCGACAAAAACAGTTCACCGCGATAGCTTTATCAAGCTCTATACTGGCAACAACGTTGCTAGCAGCACTGGTCCTTGGTCTTTAGGATTACCGGATGCTGTTCGCTTGAAGAACGTCTACTTAGGCAACACTGCATCTGATCTTGACGTAACAAAGCACTTCTATATTGATCAAGGACACGATGGTAACTTCTACGGTCAATCATATCTTGTTAAGAAAAGTACTTCTACACTAGAGATCGCTAACACACAGTGGTTGTTGGTGAAGTGTGATAATTTCACATCTTCAGGTGAAGGGTTCTTAACAGTTTCATCATACTCAATAAATGACGGTAAGACATTAGCAGCTTCAAGTAATACTATTAATACTGTTGAAATTCCAGAAGTTATTACTGCAGATAAACAATACTTCGATTTGCGCGATTCGTTCGATTTCCGTCCATATGTTGCTAATACAGTAGCAATTGCGACGACTGTGTCTGGAGCTCCAATTAACCCAGCAAACACAGAAAGCTTTAATTCTAACGATAAGCTATTCCCTACTCCAGATTCTGAAATCGCGTTTGATGCAGAATATTATCTTTCACGTGTTGACAGAGTTGTGGCAAAGAAAGATGGAAGCTTCCAAGTATTAGAGGGTACGCCTGCTATTACTGGCTCTCGTCCTCCACGCAAGCCTAACGACAGTGTGACGCTATCGATTATATCTACTAGCCCATATCCATCATTACCGTTGTCAATAAGCAACACTAACCTACAAATTTTCAATAAGAGCGTTGGTAACGAGCTTGGTGAGATTAATACACGTATCGGTAAGTATACATCTAGCATATCTACATCTCTTTTCGAAGAGAACAATCAAGCTAAGAGTTATACAATGACTGACATTGGTAATCTCGAAAAGCGTATTAATCAGCTTGAGTATTATGTCAGCTTGAATTTATTGGAAACAAAAGTAAAAGATCTAGTAATTCCAAGTGCTATAAACCCTTCTGTTAATAGATTTAAAAATGGATTCTTCGTAGACGATTTCGATGACTATACTTTTGCTGAAGAGTCTAGCAAGGAGTTCAATGCAAAAATCGAGCAAAGCTTGAGTGAGTTGCATCCTAAAACAAAACAATTCAACTTGAATAGCATATTCAGTAGAAATGATGTAACGACAAATAACGCAATATACAACAACAACTCCATTCTATTGCCATTCGTGGAAGAATCTTTGATTACTCAAGAACTTGCCACATCGACTGTTAATTCAGATGGTAATAAAACAAATTATGGCGGGTCAGTTGTTATTACTCCATCTTCTTTCCGTCTGAGAACTCGCGGCGAGGTTAAGATTACTCCTGATCCAGCACCTCCTAGTGGTGGCGATGGTGGCGGTGGTGGCGATTGTAAGATCATCTGTGCTAAGTTAAATGAGCTTGGATTCTTCGAAGACGACATCAACACAGCCGACCAAGCGTTCGGACGTTACTTGCGTGATTCCCATCCAGAGGTATTCAATGGTTACTTGGCGTGGGCACAGACAGTTGTAGATTGGATGGAAGGACATGGACCTAAAGTTATTCCGTTTATCAGCAAAGAAACCCACTCACGTATTGAAAGAGAATTAACAATCAAGTACTTGAATAAACTTGCTCGCCCATGGGCTGAAGAAATGGCGTATATGATGGGCGTTAGGGAAAAGAGTAGTTTAGCTGGTAAGATCATAATGACAGTTGGTTTACCAATGTGTTGGGTAATTGGTAAATTAGGATTTAAACCTGTAGTGGAAAGCTCTAAATTGAGAGGATATGCCGTTTGGGGTATATGTACAGTATTATTACTAACCTCTCTAATAGCTCAAGCTATTGAAGTCCCTTACAATAAAATTACTGGCTTTTTTTCAAAGTTTGCGATCCGCGGCTTGAAACGTCAGGGATAAATAATAAAATAAACTAACAAGGTTAATATATGGGATTTTTTAGCGGGTTATTTGGTGGTGGCGGTGGCGGTGGTGCTGTCACTCAAGCCGTGTCAGTCGGTAAGCGTTCACCGCAAATTGTATTTCTAGTTAGAGATCAGGCTTTCGAGATCGCTGTAAGCGGTTTGCTACCATTAACATATCATTACTTATTTTTTGAAGGCAATCTTGCAAGCAATACACAGTATAAGCCTTTAGGTGGTAAGTTGGGTGACCCATTAATCAGCGATAGAAATGGTCAGTTAAATTATACATTTTATTATTCTTCCAATGTGCCAGAGTACACTACAGAATTGACAGAATATTATAGTTTTATCAACCTTATAGCTGGCAAAAAAGAAATCGTTGTTGCTAATATCAATACGACAACGCTTCCTACCAACTACGAAAGCCTAGCTTTTTCATATGCTAAGAGCTTTATTAATATTGAAGCATACAGACCTACACAAGAAGAATTCGAAACAGGATTCGGAGAGAAATAATGGCAACGGATTTTGATTTAGCTCAAACCTTTTATGTCGATAAAGATTCAGTAAGACAAGCTGATACAATTTTTATTACAAGCGTCGACTTGTTTTTTAAAAATAAGCCTATTGCAGGAAAAACAAAAACTGGAATATTTGAACCAGGAGTTTCTGTTTATATCTGTCCAGTAGACAATGATGTTCCTAATCTTAATGCAGTATATCCGGAAGTAGCTCGTGTAGAATATGCAGGAATATTCGAAACAAGTACAGCTACAACTTCTACTAAATTCAGTTTTAATTTTCCTATTGCCATCAAGACAGCACAATCATATGCTATACTTGTAAAGTTCGATGGTAGTGATGATGACTTTAAACTGTGGTGGAACAAGGCAGGTGAGAAGGTTCTCAACACAACCAACAATACTCAAGTATCCTCTGGTAAAGTAGACGGATTCTTCTACACAATCACTAACGGTAAAATGCTTACAGCATTGAAAGATGCAGATTTGAAATTTGCACTGAATGTTGCTAAATTTACAAGCAATACCGCTACATATAAACTCAATAATAGTTATAATGAATTCTTTAAATTGTTTGCTAATAGTATCAGTGGCAATTTTAAAGGAGGAGAGTATGTGTACCAGAATACGGCTCCAAGCACTGGCACACTAACTATCAATGCCACTAGTAAAGCTATCGTCGGTAATGGCACATCTTTCACGTCCACTTTACAAGTAGGTAACAAGTTTGTTATAACAGATGGTACAGCTGGTAACGTTGATGTGCGCACAGTAACTAGCATTGCTAATAACACCTACATGTTAGTTGATGTTGTTCCTTCTTTCTCGAACGGAGCTGGGTCATATTTGAAAACACCAGTAGGTACTGTGTTTGCATTTAATTCAATGACAGAGCGGTTGACCCTCGAAAATTCAACTGCCAACACAAGTGCATATTTTGCCAACAATGAGTATGTTCGTGGAGTAGATTCTGGCGCTTCTTGTAGAATTGAGTATATTGAAAATTTCGAGGCTAATTACATTAGACCATCTTTCAATATCACAACCCCTGCAGGCACCTTTACAAATACAGCGATTAATATTGCTAACTCTTCTTACTATCAAGCATCTGGCAACAAGGCTTTAGTAGAGATTAATCAAATTAAATTTATGGATAGCTATCCAGCTGTCATTGCTTCTCGTTCTTATGAAGTATTAAATGGAGCTACATTATTTGATGGTTCTAAATCTTTAGAGTCAGAAATCACATTCAACACAACCAACATATACACATCTCCATACGCCAAAGAAGAAAATCTCGACGTGTTTGTTACACGATATGAGATCAATAGCGATGATACGGCAGAACATACTAACTCTGGTAATGCGACTTCCAAATATATTGCTAAACGTGTAGTGTTAGCTGATGGACAAGATGCTGAAGATCTGCGTATATACATCAGCGCATACAAGCCAGCCAACACCGACATTAGAGTATACGCTAAGTTTCACAATAACGTAGACCCAGAGCCGTTTGATGATAAAGACTGGACTCACCTTGAGATGGTAACAGACAAGGGGTTATTGAGCAATCCTTTCAACCGCAATGACGTTATTGAGTTTGAGTATAAGGTTCCTATGTACCAGGATGGTACTGCAGCGAACGGATTATACACAACATCGCTAGGCAACAACGTAATTGTTGGGACTGGTGTGACTGTTAATAGCGCAATATCTGTGAACGATTTAGTTAGAATATATCAGCCAACATTCCCAAACAATCATGTTATTTCACTTGTGACGGCTGTCGATTCAACATCTTTAACAATTGCAGATCCTATTGCAAACTCAAGCATGGTATCTTCTGGATTGCAGATTGACAAAATTAACAATAAGCATACTGCCTTCATTAATATCCAAAACAGCAACATTATTCGATACTACAATACAACATTTGGTGCTTATGATGGATATAAGAATTTCTCCATTAAGATTGTATTGTTGTCAGATAATGATTATCGTGTACCTCACGTAAATGACTTAAGAGCAATTGCGGTATCTGCATGATAAAGACTGAATATTCTGGGTTTGTTAAAGACGATACGCCAGGGCGAGCTAGAGCTGTCCTAAATATTGATAGTACTGGACTTCAAGCGTATAGAGAAGCTAGAGCAAAAGATCTAGCTTTATCTCGTGTAGTTAGTGACGTAGGCAATCTAAAGCAAGATATGGCCGACATAAAACGTATGTTGGAAATATTAACGAACGGTAAGACATAATGGCAAAAAATATAACCCAAATTGTAATCGCAACAGATACATTTTCATCTCTTATTACAAAGACAAATCAGTTAATAACAACTCTCGGGTCGGAGATAGTTACTGCCAACTCATCTAATGATGGAGCAAACACAACTGGCAATACTAACCTTATTGGTATCTTTGGAGCGAACACAGTAGCTGTTGGTACTAGTATTAGAGGTGGTACGGTTAATGCTGCAGCCAATTTGACAATTTCATCTAATGCTGTATTCGCTGGAGCTAACGCTGCCTTCACTGCTAACGTCAACATCACGAACGGCGCCACAGCAATCAATGCTACAGCAATGTATATTACTGGGCCTACACTAAGCATTGGATCTAACACAACACTAAGCGGCAACGTCGTTACGTCTGGTAGGTTACTCACTGTTTCAAGTAATGCATTATTTAACGGCACAAATACGGATATCGATTCCGTAAATACTACTATTGCTGGTAACAGTGCTGTTATCCAAAGTAACACTCTTACCATTGCTGCTAATAGCGTAACTGTTACTTCTAGTACTACGTTCAATGGTAGTATTGAGGTTGCCAATACAGCGACAATGTATGGTGATATTATATTTGGCACATTAGGAAAACAGACGGGAGTCGTGACAAGTCTTGGTGCAACTACTGGAAGTCCTGTTGAAGTGTATACTTGGTTAAAATCTCAATATAAGTTGGGAGATATAACATCTCGTGTAGGCAATACAACGTCAACCCGTGCTTCGAAAATATTGATTGCAACTAACGGTACTGATTCTTACATTACAGAATATGCTGTATTAAATGCTCCTACAAGTGCTAATCTAGGATTGTATACAGTCACTTCTAACACTACCAACGTTATTTTGAATTTTACACCATACATCGCAAACTTGTCGATGAATTTAAACATAACATTAACGGCTTAGTAATATATGGCAACAGGAAATACACAATTTACAACCCAGCATGGCCTGTATGTTATAGGCAATACAGAGATAGAGCAAGACTTAAAGGTCACCGGTTCTGCTAACATTGCTGGCGATCTTACTGTTAGTGGCAGTATGGTGTTTTCAGCCAACATTGTTGGCAACTTTACACCCGACGTGTCAGGTAGATCTTTAGGTAATACATCTGCTCGATGGGAACTTTATGCCAACTCAGCTGATTTTGCAAATACAGCAACTTTTAGAGGCGCTGCTACTCCTCTTGCAAACGGCGTCACATTAGGAACTACTAGTGCTCGATGGTTTGCTTACGTTACAGATGTAAACGTTTCTAATACAGCCACAATTTCTAATAATGCAACTGTAAGCAATACTTTAACAGTAACAGTGCGTTCTAATGTTGGACCATCGTTAACATTCCAATCAAATAGCACAGTATATGCAAATGCTACTGTTGGGCAGACTGTTGTCGATTCATTTGCCAATACATTTAAAACTGCAAAGTATTTAATACAAATACAAGACTCCTCGACTGGTTATATGTCTGAAGAGTTGCTTTTGATACACGATGGCACGACCGCATTCCTGACAGAATATGCTGTTGTTAATACTGTGGCCACATTCTGTACGTTCGATGCAGACATTAGTGCTGGCAGCGTACGTCTTCTTGCAACTCCTACATCTAATGCTACATTCAAAATAGCAAGAACAATGCTCTCATAATTACAATCTAATCGTTAGTGGAAAGGGAAACTAATGGCAAATATTCAAGACTTCAGAGTCCGTAAAGGGCTTATCGTTTCAGAAAACGCAACAGTATCTGGAACCAGCACATTAACTGGCAATACAACAATTAGCGGCTTTGCTAACGTTGGCAGCACACTACAAGTATCTGGAACCAGCACATTAACCGGTAACACAACATTTGGTGGGTTTGCAAGCGTTGGAGGAGCCTTGCAAGTTGTAGGTGTTGCGGCCTTCGGTGGGTCTAATGTCACCTTTGATACTGACACATTATTAATTGACGCCACAAACGACCGCGTTGGAGTAAATACAGCTTTCGGCCAAACTGTTGCTTTCATGGTGACAGGAGATGCTAACGTCACAGGCACTTTCACTACCGCCAATCTTCAATTTACAAACGCCAATGGTACATCCCTTACAGTAGGTACCGGTAACTCTCAGTTTGATAGTGGAGTCTTGTTTATTGATGCGGTGAATAACCGAGTAGGGATCAATAATACAACTCCAGATGCAGCATTAACTGTAACTGGTTCAGCTAACGTTTCAGGTGCAATGAGAGTTAGCGGATCCTTCAACGGCGTTTTGGCTGCGTCGTTTTCTAACACCCTTTCCATTGCTGGTAATACAAGTATTGGGGAGCGATTGACAGTTACTGGTTCAGCTACACTATCCAATACAATTTCCGTTACTGGTAACGCTACATTCTCAAACACATTAGCAGTAACTGGTCTAATAACTGCAACTGGTGGAGTTACTGGCGATTTAAATGGAACAGCTAATCAATGTGCACGATCAGTATTAGCTGGAACTTACATGACTGGTGGAGGAGCTCTTACATCAAACATAACATTGACAGTGGATGCAACATCTGCTGCCACAGCAAGTAAGGTTGTAGCTCGAGACACAGCAGGCAGTTTTAGTGCTAACGTTATTACTGCAAGTTTGAGTGGTACAGCTACTGGAGCTAACACATTATTATATGCTTCAGCTCAACGTTCAGCAACGGATGCAGCTACAGCAAGCTCTATCGTAGCTCGTGATTCTAGCGGCAACTTCAGTGCTAACGTTATAACAGCAACTGCTACGAGCGCTCGTTATGCTGACTTAGCAGAAAAATACACTACAGACAAAGAATATATACCTGGCACGGTTGTTGTTATTGCTGACGACTCAATTGAAGCTGAATGCATTGCGTCTGATTATATCAGTCAAGTTGCAATCGGTGTTATATCTACAAACCCAGCATACTTAATGAATGCTGAATCAGAAGGTCAGCCAGTTGCTCTAAAGGGTCGAGTGCCTGTACGTGTCGTTGGACCTATCAGAAAAGGGCAAACAGTTGTAGCAGGTATCAATGGATGTGCTACAGTTGGAAATGTTAATCCTATCGCAGTTGCTCTACAAACAAATTCTTCCCATGAGGAAAAATTAGTGGAGTGCTTTATTATATAATTTGGAGTTTGTATGATTGGTATTATTGGTTATGGTATGGTCGGTAAAGCAGTAGAATATGGCTTTAATCATACAACAAGTGTAATATGTGATCCATTATATAACACACTATCCGTAAATGACGTCTGTGCGCAAAACCCAGACGTCATTTTCGTCTGCGTACCCACGCCTACAGATGATTCAGAATATGCTGTTCTAAAACAAGTCCTTCAAGAAATACAAGATAGCAGTTATACTGGCCTGACAGTAGTTAAGTCGACTGTTCTTCCACATCACCTCGATGGATATGATGTTTTATATAATCCAGAATTTCTATCCCGAGCAACATCATTTAGCGATTTTGTTACGCCCCCAGTGTTGGTAATAGGAGGGGATGTGATGAAGGCTGAACGGTTACTACAAATGTACAAACAATATTCTACAGTAGTTCCAGGTAAGACGTTCTTAGTAGATATTAAAACAGCAGCGTTATTCAAATATACGCTAAACACATTCGCAGCTTTAAAAATAACATACATGAATTCAATGTATGATATTGCTAATGAAATGAACGTAGACTTCAATCAGCTGACACAAATGATGGCTTCTCACCCATACATGGGGACGACTCATTTCAATGTACCTGGACCAGACGGAAAACGAGGCTTCGGAGGGCCGTGCCTTCCTAAAGACACAAAAGCCTTAGCAAAACAGTATGATATTAAACTACTAAATACCGTACTAGAACTAAACGATGAGTATAGAGGAATTTAGTACTCGTTTTATCCCTTCATAAAGAGATTTATACTATGGTTATTGACATTAACGTTACGAGCACATGCAATTTAGCATGTACATACTGTTCAGAAGGTTATGAGTGCGGTCTATCGACTGAATTCGAAGAAAACACATCCGTTACCTTAGACAATATTGAAGAATTCATGGCTAAAATATCAGATCCTAAAAAGGATGTGTATTTTTGGGGCGGTGAACCATTTGTAAACTGGGAATTTTGTAAAGGTGTTATTGAGAAGTATAAACACGATCAAAACTTCTCTTTCTTCTTCTATACAAACGGCGTGTATCTTAAAAAGTACATGAAAGAGCTTGTTGAGTTGCACAACGAACTCGGACAAGGAAGACTGCGTTTTCAAATATCTTATGATGGCAAGCCTGTTAACGATATCACACGTATCGATAAAGTAGGTAATCCATCTTCAGCACTAGTTAAATCAAACTATCTTGCTGCTAAACAAAACGGCCTTAACGTTAATATGAAGTCTGTATTGACTGCAAAACATTTCCACTTAATATATGAAGCGTTCCTTGATGTTATTCAGTTAACAGATAACTACTTCCCTACTCCAGACTTATACTCCACTCTAACACAAGAAGAGTTTGCAGTTCATTTAGAGGAGCTTAAGGTTGGCTTAACTAAGATTGCAAAGCACATCTATACTCACAAATTACCTCCAGAAAAGTTTGGATGGTTCCAGCAATCGAGAGCTCTTTGCTCTGCTGGTATTAATTACGTTAGTGTGGACTTGAACGGAGACATCAGCCCGTGCCATGGATGCATGTATAAAGAATCTCATGCTCACGTACTTGGAAACATTCGCAATGTGCCTGACATTGATGCTCTTATTAAAGAAAAGACTGATATGTTTAAAGATGCGTTAAAGAATCAGCCTTTAGATTGTCAGTCGTGCGACTCTCAATTTTGCATGAAGTGTAATGCTGCTACCTTTGAGAAGAGCGAGAAGGAAACCTATATTGAAAAATGGAGCGACCATACATCTAACTGGCAAGTATGTAAAGTATTCAAATTAAATGAAGTAATTCATTATGCTTTACGTAAAGCTCTAAATTCTAAAATTAT